CGCATCGTGCAGCGAAGTGAGGCGGTGCGCCAGCCGCAACCATCACCAACTGGTACAAAGAGGTCTACGAGCCGACCTACGGCGCAAACTCATCTGTAACAACTTAACGGAGGGAACGGAACATGGATAACGAAAGAACCGCAGTCATCACCATCGGTGACGAGGAATACACCCTGCTTCTTACCACCAAGGCCATCAAGGAGATCGCCGGTCGCTACGACGGCTTGGAAAACCTCGGTGAAAAGCTGATGAAGTTGAGATGGCCATCGTCGAAATCGTCTGGCTCATTACTCTTCTGACGAATCATAGCATTCTCATCTATAACCTGAAAAACCAGGAAAAGTCAAAGGAACTGCTCACCGAGGATGTGGTCGATCTCCTGACTTCGCCCCTTGACCTCGCCGGTTACAAGACGGCGATCACGCAAGCTCTCTACAAGGGTACCAAGCGCAATGTGGAAAGCGAGAAAGACCCAAAAAACGCTCAAGTCGGGTAACGGTTTCTGACGAAGAACTGTTTACCCGGCTTCTTTATTACGGCCTTGCTCACCTTCATCTGTCACAGGACGAGGTGTGGTTAATGCCGTTGGGTCTGCTTTTGGATCTGTGGGAATGCCACAAGCAGTATAACGGGCAGGCTGTGCCGGCGCATGAACACTACATCGACGATATTATCCCGGACGGCGTATGACCATGCCGGAAGATCTCCACCTCATACTTAGTCCGTTTTGTCTTAACTTCTTTGTGAACTTTCGGTCATGACCTTGATAATTCTCAAAATCCGTGGCGTACTATACATAGAAGTTGGGACGATTTTGTCCTAAGTGCGAGGTGGAATGAATGGTTAAACGAAATGCTTATCTGAATCGGCTGATTCATAATATGTAAAACGGTGAGATCAAAGTCATCACAGGCATTCGTATATGCGGAAAATCCGTGCTTCGGTTTGAGTTGTTTTACGAGCGCCTTCTCTCGCAGGAGGCCCCGAAGATCATATCATAAAGATTGAACTGGATCAGCGTAGATGTTATAAGTTCAGAAATCCCATAACACTCTGCGAATATGTAGAAAATTCAGTCCGGGAAAAGAAGAACGAAGAGTTCTATCTGTTCATCGATGAGGCGCAGCTTACCACGAAAGTGGTGGATAGGGAGAACGGCGGAATCGAGGTCACGATCTATTATATGCTGAATCAACTGAAAGCATATAAGAACCTTGACGTGTATGTAACGGGCAGCAATTCCAAGGGGTTGTCCAAGGACATCGCCACCGAGTTCCGCGGCAGAGCTACGCAGATCCACGTTTTCCCGTTGTCCTTTGAAGAATTCTATTCCTTTGTGGGCGGCGACGAACGAAAGGCTCCGGATACCTAGATGCTTTACGGCGGTATGCCGAGCCTGCTGGCGCTGGAGGATGAAAAGGACAAAAAGGATTATCTGATCTCTCTACAGTGAACTGTATGTTAGGACATTGTAGAGCGCAACGGCATCGAGCGGGAGGATATTCTGAACGACATTCTGGATTTTCTTGTTTCGCAGATCAGCTCTCTTACCAATCCCACCAATTATTGCGAACGCCATATCCTCCATAAGAAACGAAAATGTCAATGCCGCGCTGGTTTCAAATTATGTGCAGCATATTATCGACTCTTTCCTGGTTTCATTGGCGAAGAGATACGATGTCAAAGGAAAGACTTATTTCAACTATCCGAATAAATACTATTATACGGACGTCGGCCTTCGGAATGCAAGGCTGAATTGCCGCCAGTTTGACCCCGGACACATTATGGAGAATATGATCTATAACGAGCTTCTGAGGCGCGGGTATTCCGTAGACGTCGGCGTTGTTTATGACCGCACTGACGGGGCAAGGTTCAGAAAGAGATTGACTTTGTTGTGAACGATGCGGATAAGAAGATCTACATTCAGTCCGCTTTTCGTATGGATACTGACAAAAAGGAACCCTCCGAGTTGTCATCGCTGATGTTAACAAAGGACTTCTTCAAGAAAATCATTGTCCGCTTAGATGTGCCGCATAATTTCTATGACGACAACGGCATCTTCCATTGTAACCTGATTGACTTACTGCTGGGACGCGTAGAAGTGTTCTGACCGTTTAAACCGGCAATGTGATTTCATATAACTGCAAGGAGTGACCTTTCGAGGCTACTCCTTTTCATACCATCAAGCACGCTTTCATCTCGTACTTCGACCGCTTTTGTGCCAAGTACGAGGTGAAAGGGTGCATTTTTCATGCCACGATCAGGAGGTGACGGCACAATGGCCGATAATTTCGGATTGAAAATCGGTCTTGAGCGAGAAGGAATTCAAGAAGGCGCTTGCGGATATCAACCAGTCCTTTAAGATTCTCGGCTCCGAAATGAAGCTCGCCACCTCTCAGTTAGACAAAAACGACAAATCCGTGGACGCCCTCACCGCACGGAACAAGGTGCTGTGCAAGAAGATCGACGAGCAGACCACGAAAATTGATACGCTCCGAAAGGCACTGCAGAATGCCGCTACCTCCTTTGGGGAGAACGACCGCCGCACTCAGAACTGGCAGATCCAGCTTAACAACGCCGAAGCCGCCCTCAACGACATGAACCGTGAGCTGGACGAAAACGGGAAAGCCATTAAGGAGGGCGGCAAGGCTGCGGAGGAATCCGGCGGAAAGTTTGAGAATTTCGGCAAGGTTCTGAAAACAGTGGGCGCTGCGATGGGCGCTGTGACAGTCGCCGCCGGAGCCGCCGACGTGAAGCTGGGGAAAGAGGTCGCCGCCTATGCCGACTACGAGCAGCTTGTCGGCGGCGTGGACGCCCTGTTCAAGGACTCATCGCAGGATAATCCAGCGGTATGCCGCCAATGCATATAAAACGGCGGGACTGTGTCCGCCAACGAGTACATGGAAACGGTCGCGGGGTTCTCCGCAAGCCTTATACAGTCCCCTGGAGGAGACACCGAAAAAGCCGCGAAGTATGCGGATATGGCGATCACGGATATGTCCGACAACGCCAACAAGATGGGTACTGATATGTCCTCCATCCAGAACGCCTACCAGGGCTTTGCCAAACATAACTGCACCATGCTCGACAACCTCAAGCTGGGCTACGGCGGCACGAAGCAGGAAATGGAGCGTCTGCTTGCCGACGCCGAGAAGATATCCGGCGTCAAATATGACATCTCCTCCTACGCCGATGTGGTGGAAGCCATCCATGTCATGCAGGAGAGCATGGGTATCGCGGGTATTACCGCAAAGGAAGTCGAAGCCACCATCTCCGGCGCTGTAAATGCGCTGAAATCCGCCGTATCGAACCTTATCGTGGGCTTCGGTGACGCGGACGCAGATATGGAACTGCTGCGCGGCAATATGGTGTCCGCATTCCGGACGGTGGTGGAGAACATTACGCCCGTTATCGAGAACATCGCTGCGGCTCTGCCCACGGCGCTAGATGCTCTGCTGACGGCGGTGGGCGAACTGCTCCCAACGCCGTTGGAAGCGGTTACCGGTCTGTTCTCACAGGTGCTGGAGACGTCATCTCCCTGCTTCCGCAGCTTATCCCGGCGGCGTCCGCGCTCATGACCATCGTGAACACACTGATTGAAAATCTGCCCCTGCTCATCGATGCGGCGGTTCAGCTTGTGTCTACGCTGGTGACCGGCATTGCCGATGCGCTGCCTACGCTGATTCCGGCAGCGGTGCAGGCTATCGTTACCATCGTTCAAGGTTTGGCGGAAAGCCTGGCCTATGCTGCTGGATGCGGCTTTGCAGCTTATCACCGTGCTTGCTCAAGGCATTCTCGACGCAATGCCAGTGCTGATTGCGGCTCTGCCGGAGATCATCAACGGCATCATTACCTTCCTGCTGGATTCGATTCCGCAGATCATCGAAACAGGCATTCAGCTTCTGACCTCACTGGTAGCCGCATTGCCGGACATCATCATGGCGATCGTGGAAGCCATCCCGAAAATCATTGACGGCATTATCAAAGCGGTGCTGAATGCAATCCCACAGATCATCCAGGCAGGCATCGGCCTGCTGATCTCGCTGATCCAGGCGCTGCCGCAGATCATCATGACTATTGTGCGGGCGATCCCAGATATCATTTCCGGCATCGTCAACGCGGGCATCAATAACATCCCTCTGATCTTCCAGGCCGGCATTGATTTACTGGCTTCCCTCATCAAAAATCTGCCCACCATCATCGTGGAGATCGTCAAGGCGGTGCCGCGGATAATCACAGGCTTGGTCAATGCCCTGGGCAAGGGCGTCTCCCAGCTTGCACAAGTGGGTGGCAACCTTATACGTGGCTTGTGGCAGGGCATTCAGCAGCTTGCCTCCTGGCTGTGGGACAAGGTGTCCGGGGGGGTCTCCTCCATCTGGGACGGCATCTGTGGCTTCTTCAGCATCCATTCTCCCTCCAAGGAAATGGCGTGGGTTGGTGAGATGCTGGTCAAGGGTCTTGCCGGCTCCATTGATGACAATGGAGATGAAGCGGTCAAAGCCGCCGAAGGCAAGGCAGAGGGTATCAACGGCGTCATGGGAAACCATGCCCACGATATGCAAACGGCTTTACCCACCGACTTTGATGTGAGCGGCAATGTCCGCTCCGCGGTGGACGGTGTGGTGGTAAAGCGGCGTCCACTTTCACTATTGCCCTGAACATTGCCACCTTCAACAACTACTCTTCGTTAGGATATCCGCCAGCTTACCAACGAAGTCATGGAGACGGCGAACCAGTTCGCTCAACGGAAAGGAGTGATATTCGCATGACCTTTCTTACTTACAACGGCCGCAGTTCCGCCGACTTAGGTCTGCACATTGAGAAGAAGGCTGTGTTTTCCGCACCGGAATACGATGCAGAGTTCATCTCCATCCCCGGCAGGAGCGGAGATATCGTCAACCCTAACCGCCGCTTTTCCAACATCAAGGTCACTTACACTGTGTTCCTCGCACGGAAAAATACAGCCGCCCTTGCGTTCGTCCTGCGTGACATCAAGGGCTGGCTTTATTCCGAGCCGGACAGATACCATTAGATCACCTAATCCTACGATGAGGGGTATTTCCGCTACGGCGTGATCCCCGGGAGTCTGGACATTGAGGAGCAGTTCAATAAAATCGGCAGCTTCATCGTTACCTTCAACTGCAAGCCCTTTAAATACAGCTTTGAGGGCTTGCAGGAAATCACCATAGAAAGCTGCGGCAGTGTATGCAAGCCTGAAGCCTTTACCGCAAAGTCGGTCATTACCCTGAAAGGAAGCGGCAATTTTTCTCTCACCCTGCAAAACAGCGGTTACAACAAGACCTGGAACTTCAAAGGCATTAAGGACGGCGTGTTATGTGACAGTGAACAGATGAATTTCTATTACGATACCACGCTTCTGAATGATAAAGTGACAGGCAATGGTTTTCCCGAACTTCGGCCCGGTGAAACGGTGCTGACGGTAA